CAATTTTAGATGTTATAGTGTACAAATTATATAGTGATAGAATAAAGTGTTGCAATCTACACTAATTTAAAATGATATTTTAGACATTTTATTAAATACGAAAATCATACTGGAGAAAATAAAAAAGACCAGCTAATAAAAGTCAAGAGCAAATTTAAATTTTTTTGAACCTTGAAAAAGAGCATAACAAACTAAGCCTATGAAAAATACGAACATAGACCTAAAAATTGTCTTGAATTTTCGTATCTCACTAAGAGACTAAAGATAATTTTAATTTTGTTTGCTTATATAATTTGTTATGTTCTTTGGGAGTGATTATTCTAAAAGGTTTCTTATCTCTTAATACAGCAAAGATGTAATTTACTATTTTATGCATTAAGGCTACTAAAGCTACTTTTTTAGGCTTAGATTGGGCTTTTAAGTTGTAGTAGTTATATAAAACAGGATTTATATATTTGCCATTGCGATTCTTTCTTATGGAAGCTAGAGCTGCCATAAATAGTACTCTACGAAGGTATCCAGAACCACGTTTAGACATCTTTACTCTATCTCCTTTAAATTTACCTGATTCTACTACAGCAGGATCTATACCACAAAATGCTACTAATTTTCTAGCATTTTTGAAATTATTAAAATCACGTATTTCAGAAATAAATATAGCAGCTGATATAACTCCTATACCTGGAATTGTCGTTAATAGTTTTACTTCTTCTATATTTTCAGCGATAGCTTTTATTTCTTTTTCTATCATAGACTTTTGCTCTATAAGTGTTTTTAATATAGTTATTGCTGATTTAATTACAATTTCACTGGTTTTAGGGGCGCAGCCAATTTTTAAAGCTGATATTGCTACATTTATTAAAGCATTGTATTTAGTTTTAGCCCATTTAAGACCTTTTTTAGATAAAGTAGCTAAAGTAGTTATTAAAGTATCTTTATCAGCATTTAAAAGTTTTTCTGCTGACGGATAGTTTTCAAGTATATATAAAGATGCTTTAGATGTAATATTTGAAAATACAGTATTGTATCTAGGAAAAATTTGATCTATTAAAGAAATTAAATTGTTTTTATACATTGTACAATCATCAGTTAATTTTATGTATTGACGAGTAAGGATATTAAGCTGTGCAAACTCTTTTTTAGGAGGTTTAGTAGGCTTAATTTCTCCTAATTTGTAAAGAATAGCAATACGGTATGCATCCACTTTATCATTTTTCACTTTTCTAACTTTGATATTTTTGATAGAATTAGTTTGTATAGGATTTACTATACAAACTTCAAAGTTAGAATTGTGAAAGAAGTGGAAAAGTATGCTCGAGTAGTGCCCGGTTGATTCCATGACCAACACGCAAGAGGCATTGAGCTCTTTCTCTACTTCTTTCAACTTTTTTGAAACTCTTTCTAATCCAGTTAAATCATTTTCTTCTCTAAAAGGCTTGCCGTATTGCTCTCCATTAGGTGTAATAATTGCGTAATAACTAAATTCCTTTGCAACGTCAATACCTACAATAATTTTGTTTTTCATAAGAATAACCTCACTTTCTATGTGGTAAGAGTGAATCCATCCATTAGCCTTGAAGATATAACCTTGCATGTGAAAAGAGAATACCTTAAAGGTCTCAACCAGCCAAATTATATACATTCAAGGGATGGAACGATTCGCTTTTTTAAGGGTATCAGCCATTAGGCTTCCCAAGGGGGAATACATCAATATCACTCTTCCGAGAATGATTATATAATATTAGCCTATTGGTTGAAACCCTTTAAAGGTTATTCTCTCAAATATTAGCAGTAAGGTAAGAACTGCTATTTGATGTATATATCATAGAAAAGATAATTTTGATATATACATCGAATGTTCGGGTTTTGATAACCCGATTAGGCGAGAAATATTACAAATATATCTTACAAGGGGGTATTGTTATGGCACTTTTAAAGGATAGCACCAGAAACTCCGAAATTCGCACTTTATCAGTAAACTTATGGAACGAATTGCAGGATGTTGATGAAAATTATGCTGAATCATATTTAAATTGGTGCATAGAGAAAATAAGAGCCAATAAGCTTCATATAAAAGAGCAGAGTTTAAGGAAACAACTTAGAAATAGATCTTTAACTGAAGAAGAAAAGAATTATTTAAAAGATAAGTTATATAGAGTCAAGCATAAGAACCATCCTCGTAATATTTCCAAAGGGGATATTGTTCATGTAAGGTTTGGTGTAAATTTAGGAGACGAACTATCTGATTTGGATCGATCTTTAAAAACGTTAGATGGACATTATGGAGTTGTTATAGCTCAAAAAGGTTTTATGTTTTTGATTATTCCATTAACAAGTAGTCCTCAACGTTTAAATGATCCCTATTTAGATTTTTATTTTGAGGGTTTAGAATTGCCAGGTGGACAAGATAAGAGCTATTTAGCTTTTGCAAAAATGCAATTTGTTCATTTTAGAAGAATTAAGAGAATACATGGGATTCCAGAAGGTAAAAAGAGTCTTTCGCCAGAACAAGTTAAGCAACTAAATGAAAGATTAGTTTATTTAATGGCACTTGAAGATGCAGAAACCTATCTATAGAAAAATAATTTTAATTTTTGTAAACTTTATGCTATTTCAAGCATAGTTTATAATATATAAATGTTGGGTATACTATTAATAAATCATACGTTTCATGTTTGATGCATACAGGAAAAACTGACTACGGGAAGTTTTTTCGAAAAATGATTTGACAAATGTAGAACTGTTATGGTATATTATACACATAATAAATCATACGATTTGAAAATGTTAGAAACATTCATACAGGAAAAGCTTGCTACGGCAGGCTTTTTCGCTTTTTTGTATTTTGACATAAATTTAATGATAGAAAGACTTACATTTAATTAGTGTAGGTCTTTTTTTGGTTTTCAAAAAAACTTGTTAGAAAATATGAGGTGATTAATATTGAAAGCATCAGAACTTAAAAATAAAGGCATTAAATTTACCTTAGGTGATAAAGAATATGATCTTAAATTTAATATGAATACTTTCTGTGAACTAGAGGAAGTTTACGGAGACATAAATAAAGCCTTTGATGATCTACAGAATATGAAGATAAAAGCCATAAGAGCATTAATATATGCAGCTATAAAAGTTGAAGATGAAACAGCTACTCTTAAGGGGATTGGAGAACTTTTAGAAGTTAATGACCTAGAGAGAATAGGAACAGCTATTAATGAAGCATTAAGCACAGCAATGCCTGAAGCAGAAGAACAAGTGGGGGAATAGAAAGCCATACTAGTCAAGAAACATGGGACTGGGAGTGGCTTTTTTACTTAGGAACAAACCTTCTAAAAATGACAGAAGAACAGTTCTGGGAGAGTACTCCTAAAAAGCTACAGGCTCTTTTTAAAGTTTATATGAAAGTCAATGGAATAGAAGATGAAGAAGAATTTGATACCATAGATAACATTCTGTTTTAAAAGGGAGGTGAAGGGATAAATGGCCAAGGGTGGTAATACAGTAGTTGCTAGAGTGGGACTTGATGACAGTGGATTTCAACAGGGTGTCCAAAAGATCCAAAGAAGCCTAAAGGTGGTAAGAAGTGAATTTGCAGCTGCAAGTTCAAAACTTGGTGACTTTGGAAAATCAACTGAAGGACTAAAACTAAAGGCGAATAGTTTAAGTAAACAAATGGAGCTTCAAAAGGCTAAAGTAGCAGCCCTTACAAGAAGCTATCAAGAAAGTGTAGAGAAAAAAGGTGCAGATGCTAAAGCTACGGAGAATCTTAGGATAAGACTTAACTATGCCATCGCAGACATGAACAAGATGGAAAATGAGCTTAATGAAGTAAATAGGGAAATAGAGATTCAAAGTAGTGGGTTCACGAAGCTAGGCAAAAGCTTTGAAGGCATTGGCAGAAAAATGAAAAACATAGGGGATGGATTTTCAAGTGTAGGCAAAAAACTATCTATGTCTGTAACTGCTCCTATTGTTGCTGCTGGAACAGGACTTGTAAAGCTTGCTAATGATTTTGAAACAGCTCATAATACCATTCGTATTGGGACTGGAGCAACTGGTGAAGCTTTAAAGGGGCTCGAAGAAGATTTTAAATCTGTGTACACTTCATTTAATACAAGTATGGAAGATGCCAGTACAGTGGTTGCTGACCTTAATACAAGAACAGGTCTATCTGGCAAGTCCCTACAACAATTATCATTACAAATGTTAAAGCTTGCTAAAATCACTGGAGAAGATATGAATACCCTTATCCCTGCAGCAACTAGGATGTTTCAAGATGCAGGTATTGGGGCAGAAGAGTATGGAGATGCACTTGATTATACCTTTAAAGTCAGTCAAAGTACAGGTATCGGAGTAGGGAAATTACAGCAGCTTATGACACAGTTTGGTGGTCCATTAAGGCAGATGGGATTTGACTGGCAAACCTCTGCAGCCATGCTTGGTAAATTTGAAAAAGAAGGGGTTAATACAGAGCTTGTACTTGGTTCACTTCGAATTGCCCTTGGAAAAATGGCTAAGGAAGGTATAAGTGAACCAAATAAGGCACTTTCAGAAATGATTACTCGCATTAAAGAAGCAGGTACAGCTGGTGAAGCCAATGCCATGGCACTTGAAATGTTTGGCGCAAGGGCAGGTCCGGATATGGCCGCTGCCATTAGAGAAGGAAGACTTGACCTTGATGCACTCATAGAAAGTATAAAAACAAATCCTGAAACAATAGCAAAAGCAGCTAAGGATACAGAAACAATAGCAGATAAATTTGCAGTGCTAAAAAACCAAATGATGGTTTCTTTAGAGCCATTAGGAAAAAAACTTTTAGAATCAATAGAAGGTGCAATGCCTGCCATTCAAAAACTATTACAAGGTATAACAAATATCATTGAAAAATTCAATAACTTAAGTCCAGCACAGCAGGATATGATTTTAAAATTTGCCCTTGTTGCAGCGGCAATTGGACCAGTATTGACAGTAGTAGGAAAATTAGTATCCGTAGGAGGAACTCTTTTTTCTACCTTTGGGTCAATATCTACAGCTCTTGGTGCTGCCGGAGGAGCAAGTAGTGTGCTAGGAGCAGCCTTTACAGCCCTAACAGGGCCAGTAGCCTTAATAATTGGAGCCATAGTGGGACTTACAGCGGTATTTGTTACACTTTATAAAAACAATGAAGACTTTAGAAATGTAGTTAATGAAACCTGGAATGAAGTTAAGGCTGTAATAGGAACAGTTATAGAAGCACTAAAGGGACTATTTCAAACCTTCATAAACTTTGCCATGGACATCTGGAGTAAATATGGTGATGATATTGTAGCTATTATCTCTTCAGCCTTTGATACAATAGAAAACATTGTAAAGACTACTTTAAATGTAATTAAAGATGTGATTAAGATTGTTACTAGTCTTATAAAAGGAGATTGGCAAGGGGTATGGGAAGGAATAAAAAGTCTTACAAAGAATCTTTGGGATGGAATTAAAAATATTATAAGTAGTTCCTTTGACTTTATAAAGAATATAATTACTTTGCAAATGAAATTCATAGAAGGATTTATTTCTGGTATCTGGAATGGTATTAAAACCGTTACCTCTAATGTTTGGAACGGAATCAAAACTGCTATTGAAACCCCTATTATTGCAGCGAAGAATACCGTGAAAAAAGCTATTGATTCTATTTATAGATTCTTTGCTAATTTAAGAATCCCTGAAATCAAAATTCCTAAAATTAAACTTCCTCATTTTAAATTAAAAGGGGACTTTAGTTTAAATCCACCCAGTGTACCCAAGCTAAGTGTCAATTGGTATGCAAAGGGTGGTATTTTTAATAGACCAAGCATCATTGGGGTTGGAGAAGCAGGAACAGAGGCAGTTCTTCCAATAGATAGGCTAGATGATATTTTCGCAAGGGCACTTCAAAAAGTACAAGGAACAGGTTCTGGGGGAATTACCCTTCATATAGATAAATTTATTAATAACACAGATAAGGACATAGAACAGCTTGCCTACGAACTAGAATTTTATAGACAAAGAGTAGCAACGGGAAGGGGTGGTGTATAGTGCCGAGCTTTAATTTTAATGGAAAAGATAGCTATTTAGACTTTGGAATACTGATTGCAAAAAGACCAACCATTCCTTCTCCAAGGCGTAGAGTAAGCTATATAGATATTCCTGGAAGGCACTCAAGACTTAGATACGATGAAGGTACCTTTGAGGATATTACTATAGCAGTTGAATGCACAATTAAAGATGGAAATGATATTCATTTAAAGATTGATAACATCAAGTCATGGTTATTTGGTGCAGGTGAGGGTGATTTAGTATTTAGCTTTCAGCCTGATAAAAAGTATATAGCTCAGGTAGTTAATGCCATAGATTTTGAGCAGGTATTTAAATATGCTTCAAGATTCCCTATTTTATTTAATTGTAGACCTTTTAAGTATGCTGCTATAAATAACATACTTACAATTACAGAAAGTGGGAGCTTTATTACAAACCCAGGAAGTATAGAAAGTAAGCCGGTTATAACGGTTTATGGTACAGGAAATATAAACCTCATAATAAATGATTCAGAGGTTGAGCTTTCTGATATTGAAAATAAAATTATTTTAAACTGTGAGATTGAGGATTGTTACGATGATGAGTTTAATAATCTAAACTCTAAAATGATAGGAGAGTTTCCAACTCTTATTCCTGGCTCAAACAATATAATGTGGACAGGAAATGTAGAAAAAATAGAAATACTACCTAATTGGCGGTGGCTTTAATGATTACAGTTTACGATAAGAAAACAACTAAGGAAAATTTTAATAATAACGGTTTAGCAGTTTTAGATGAGTGCATTACCGCTGAAATTACGGAAGAACTTAATGGAGAATACGGTCTATACCTTGTGTATCCAGCAAATTCTAAAAAGGCAAATTATCTTTTAGAATTTAATATTATTAAGGCAGATGGACAGCTCTTTAGGATATATAAAATTGAAAGAGAGCAGGAAAGTATAAGAAAAATAAAGGTTTGGGCAAGGCATATATTTTATGACCTTGCTTTTAACTTTATAGAAGCAGTAAACCTTTTAAATGCAAATATGAAGGAAGCTTTAGAAGGAACTATACCACCTGAAGCTCAAGTGGTATTTGATATTACAGGACCAGAGAAAAACATATATCCTGTTAACATGAGGAATGTAAATGGTCTTGAAGCAATTTTTAAACTCATTGAAATATATGGTGGAGAATTAAAAAGAGATAACTTTAAGACAGAAATAGTAGAAAATTTAGGAGAAACAAAGGACATTACAGTAAGATACGGTAAAAACATAAAGGGACTTAGGGCCATTATTGATACAAATGAATTTGCTACAAGAATTTATCCAATAGGAGAGAACAATTTAGTTCTTCCTGAAAGATATGTAGAAGCAGACAGCAGTATAGCAAATCTTCTTCCCTATCCAATTACAAGGAAAGTGGAGTTTTCAGGGATTAAGGATATAGAGCAGCTTAGGGATTTAGCTAAAGAATATATAAAAAAGACTTCAAATCCCTTTATAAACATATCAGTTGATTTTCTAGAATTAAGCAAGACGAAGGATTATGAAGCATATTCAAATCTATTTAATTTAAATTTAGGAGATATAGTAAAAGTAAAGCATGAAAAGCTAGGTATCTATTCTGAACTTAGAGTTATAAGAAGGGTTAAGGATTTGATTAGACCTATAAACACCAAAATAGAGCTTGGGAATCCCCTTAATACAATAATATCAAAGCTTGACTTTACAAGTATTTTAGAAAGGTTAGAAAGTAAGATTGAAGGAAGTCAAAATGCAGTAATTATAAAGAAGAATACTGAAGCACTTACAATAAGCTCTACTTCCTTTTATCAGGCTATATCTGTAGGAATTTCAGCTTTAGCTGACACCAATTTAACCTGTAATTTAATTATTAATGGAAGTGCCTCAATAGACCTTACACTTTTTATGAAATTTTCATTAGATGGGCAGTACTACGAATTTCAGCCCAGCCAAAGCTTAGCCCAGGGTGAAAATGTAGTAAACATAACAATTCCACTACCACAGATAACAGCAGGCCAGCACGCCTTTGCAGTGGAAATGAAAACATCGGCAGGCACTTTTAATATTGATAAAAGTAATCTGCAAGTAATGATAGAAGGTCGCCATTTAGAAGGAGGACTCAGTCCAAGTCTACCGAGGGCAGAAGTAGTGCAGTTTGTGCTATTTGCTTTGTTTTTAAATAAGATACAGAGTATTAAAGATAATTTAAAAACTGAAGTAAATATTAATAGTCCATTAGATAATAAACTACAAAGTTCACAGCAGATAAGCTATAGCGAAGCATTAAGTAAAGGTCTAACAAACTTAAATACAGATATAGATATAACAATGCAGATTATGGGGATTAGTCAAATTGCTGATGAAGCTTTTTATTTAAATCTTATTTTAGATGAATGGATGAAACACTTTAAAGAGCTAAAAGATATGGGAGATGGAAATTGGGAAGAAGATAATTATATCACTATTGAAGAATTAAAACCTACTATGAAAGGAGAGCCTGGAGTAACCCTTGGAACAGGAGCTATGTTTACAGTAGGGTTTTCAGACCCAAGTCAATATAGAGAATTAACAAGTTTTGAAGTGCAGTTAGAAGCAATATAAATAAAAATTTAACTGAGAATTAGGTGGTGTATAGACTGAATGCCTAAAATAGAAACTTTTGAAAATGAAATATTGATATTTAACTTCACAGGAGATTGGGAAAGAACTACCCAAAGGGCCTATGAGGGAAGTTACTCTTATGGAAGTAAAAATATTTCCCATAGAGAAGAGTCTAATGCCTATCTAACTATTGTTACAGATTATATAGAGTTTCATTGGTATGTTAGTTCTGAAAGTAATTATGACTATTTTGAATTTTATATTGACGGGAATAGAGAAATAAGAGAGTCAGGAACTTCTGGCTGGAATAAGTTTTCAAAATCATTAACTAAAGAAGAACATACATTTCATTGGAAATATTATAAAGATGGCTCAGTGAGTAGTGGTGATGATAGGGCCTATATAGACAACCTAATTCTAAATATAGGTGAAACTAGATATTTTATAGAGGATGAAGGAGTAATGAAAGTTTGGAATGAAATAAACCAGCAGTATGAGGCAGTTAAAATAATTGATCAGCAGAATCAGGAGCTAGTGGATTTAACTCCAGACAAATTAACAGATGAAATATTTTTAAACTATGGAATGGAAGAACTTCAAATAAGTAAAGAAGGACTTGTTGACCCACAACCTAAGATTTATTATTTTACAAATGAAGAAGGAATAGTAAATAAAGCTAATAACTATGTCCTTAAGCTAACTGAAACCGTAAAGAGCCTTCCTAAAATAGTAGTAGAAAACACCGGAAGAACTTTGCAGCAAACAATCAGTTCAATTGTTATAGATGACATTGTTAGTGGAACTGGAGACTTACAGTACGCCTTAAGTAAAGATAAAATCACATGGTATGCCTTTGATACTGTAAATATGGTTTGGCAGATTGTAGATATTACTGATGATATTGATTTTGCAGCAAAAGGGATGAGGAAGGAAGATTTTATCCTAGTGACTGATACCCATTTTGAAGAAATATTTCAGGTAGGTGATGAGCTTTACTTAGCATTTCGATTTTTTAAAGGAGAAGAAACAGACGAAAGCAAGTTAAAGGGAATAAGAATAAACTATACTTCTCCTTTAGATATCACCATTTAGGTTAAGGAGGTGTGTTATGGCTGTAAGAGAAGTTATAAGTTATAACAAAGATTATATAACAGGAAATATAAATAAAGAAAAGAAAGTGAAAAAAGATACAGGGATAAAGGGGAAAGTGTTAGTTGAGCTCTTTGATGCAAATACAAACGAAAAAGTAATTGAAAGCTATACAGAAAATATAATACCTGATATTGTTTTTAAGGAGCTATTTGTAAGATTCTTTGCAGGAGATGTAATGGGAATCGACAATAGCTACATTAGTAGATTAAAAGAGCTATTTAGTTATATATATCTTACTGATTCAACAAAACCTGAAAGTGCTAGTTCTGAAAAGATATCAGGGAATATCATAGGTTATGCTGAAAGGAACTCACCTTATTCAGGAACAGATTCAAAGAAAGGGACAATTAATAAAACGGAAACAACTCTTGAGATCAACAATGAAAAAATAAGAGTAAACTTTGTATTTGACTTTCCAACCCATGCTGCAAACGGAAGCTTTGAAAGTATTTATTGGGGAGATGATCCTGATAATCTAGATTATTTTTATATAGGGCCACCCGTTGTTGGAAGGGGCCAGTCTGGTGATGGAAAAATATATGCAAGAAGTGATGATGATACCCGAGATATTTATTGGAGTGTCTATTATTTCATGCACGGAAGTGCAGCAAAATATACAATATATACTGATTACAATAAAGGTTATGTTTGTTTTAATGGAGCATATAGCAGTGCAATAAATTCTACCTACTTTACTTTCCCAGAACACTTAAAAGGATATCAGCTTATAGTTCCATTTAACTACAACATAAGGGGTTTTGCAGATTGGAATAACTCTATCAAGCTTCTTAATGATAGTGGAGAACCGATTACATCATCTGATATAAGCGGAGCTTTTCCTGTATTAAATGAGGTAGGAGAAATAGATTATATAATTGGATGGTATTTCTCTACAAGTGATGGGGGTTCTTTAAAGATATACAAATGGAGTAGTGTTGGTGTGCAGCAAGAGTTTTATGAGATTACTAATATAAATACTAATTTCCCAGATGAATATAATTCAGACTTTACTGTAAGAAATGTCAGTGTAGAGCCAATTTTCTGGGGAGGCAAAATAGAACTTTACGGATATCATAGAAGAACAGACGATATAACTGGAGAATACATTTACACTAATAGGGTAATTAGATTAAATATTGATTGCACCAAAGATAGTGAAATGAATCTTAAACCTAAAATAGGAAGTTCTTTATGGTTTGCTTCAAAAGGGATGGATAGCAGTAATATAGAAAGAAGGTGCTACTTAAGTTCTTTAACGGCAAGAACTAAAAACAGAATATATATTTACTACTATGGAACAAATGGTGGAAGTAGCTTTTATCAAGTTGTAACGCCTGAAGGAAATTTACTTAAGCCTTATAAGGAGAATTGGGGTATAACTGGTGATTATGGTGTGATTAATATAATAGGTACAGATAAATGGATTATGTACTACAGAGATTCTTATTCAAATTCTTATGCTTTTGCAGTTTATCAAACAGCAACAACAAGTCCCTGCGGGGCCCATACAAAACTTGCAAATCCAGTAGAAAAAACAGATGCTAATACAATGAAAATTCAGTATATGTTTGAAATTGATTTAGTTGATTATGCTAATGATGTATATTAGTAAAAGGAGATGAAAGAAAAAATGAAAAATATAATAAATACAATACAGATTGGTTTTACAGCCGTTGGTGGTTATCTCGGGTGGCTTATGGGAGGGGTTGATGGATTCTTATATGCTTTAATAGCTTTTGTAATCATTGATTATGTAACTGGAATCATGAGTGCAATCCTTCAGAAAAAGTTATCAAGTGATGTAGGATTTAAAGGAATTTTTAAAAAGATACTCATTTTTACAATGGTAGCAATAGGTCATATCATAGATGCATATATTATAAAAAATGGTAGTGCAATTCGTACTGCTGTTATTTTTTTCTACATTTCTAATGAAGGCATTAGTATCATAGAAAATGCTGCAAATATTGGGCTACCTATACCAAGGAAACTAAAAGAGATTTTAGAGCAGTTAGGAAAGGACGATGCAGATGTTAATAAATAAGAAACTTATTAGATATAACTACTCTAGCAGAAAGGGAGAAAAAATAAAATATATCGTCATCCATGATACAGGTAATAAAGATAAGGGAGCAGGTGCAAATAACCACTATAGATATTTTAATGGTGGAAATAGAAATGCATCTGCTCATTATTTTGTAGATGATAAAGAAATCATTCAAACAGTTGAGGATAGTGATGCTGCATGGCACTGTGGTGATGGCAAAGGAAAATACGGCATTACAAATAGAAACTCTATAGGAATAGAGATTTGTATTAATGCAGATGGCAACTATGAAAAAGCCTTAGAAAATGCAATAAAGCTAACCAAATATCTAATGAAAAAACATAACATCAAGGTAGAAAATGTAGTTCGCCACTTTGATGCCAGTAGAAAAATCTGTCCTATGAGCATGAGTACAAACAACTGGGATAAGTGGTGGAATTTTAAAGATAGACTAAAGCAAAGACAAGTGTTTTACAGAGTAATTGCTGGCTCTTTTCAAGATAAACAAAATGCCATAAACCAAGTGAAAAGATTAAATGAAGCAGGCTTTGATGCAACGATTATTGCCTTTAATAAATAAGAGTGAAGTCTTTATATAGCTTGACTTCTATCAAGTTTAGAGTGATATATAGTATTACCAATTTGATAGAAAGGAGGAGTTAGAATGCGTGTAAGGATTATTGAGCCTACCATAAAAAAAGAAAAACAAAAGAAAAAAGTATGTGCATATGCTAGAGTTTCAACAGGTAGTGAAGCCCAGAGTGAATCTTTAGAAAATCAAATTGAGTATTATGAAAATCTAATTTCAAGCAATCCTGAGTATGAATTTGTTGGTGTCTTTGCTGATAGAGGAATTACTGGAACAACAGATAATAGACCAAAGTTTCAAAAGATGCTTACCCTTTGTAGAGAAGGGAAAGTAGATTTAATCATCACAAAGTCTATCTCTAGATTTGCAAGAAATACAGCAATCATGCTGAAAATAGTAAGGGAGCTAAAAGAATTAGGTGTAGAAGTAATATTTGAAAAAGAAAATATAAATACATTATCAGGGGACGGTGAGTTAATGCTTACCGTCCTCTCTTCATTTGCACAGGAAGAAAGTAAAAACGTAAGCGAGAATCTAAAGTGGAGGGTAAGAAAGAAATTTGAAAAAGGAGAACTCATGATAAACACCACAAGATTTCTAGGCTACGATAAAGATGAATATGGAGAACTTATCATTAATGAAGATGAAGCAAAAATAGTAAGAAGAATTTTTAAAGAGTACCTAAGTGGGAAAGGAAGTTTTACCATTGCAAAGGAACTTAATGCAGAGGGTATCTCTACCATTACCGGAGCAAAATGGCATGATACCACTATTCTAGGAATTTTAAAAAATGAAAAGTATAAAGGAGATGCACTCTTGCAAAAGTACTATACTCCAGACCATCTAAGAAAAGTAAGTATAAGAAATAATGGAGAAATTGATAGCTATTATATTGAAGATAACCACTCTCCCATAGTTTCAAAAGAAATGTGGGAAGCTGTTCAAATAGAGATTAGAAAAAGAGCAAGAGCCAAAGGAAATGTTACAGGAGATACAGCTAAATATACAAAACGATATCCTTTAACAGGAATGCTTTACTGCAGTAAGTGCGGTGCTACTCTAAGACGTAGAACTTGGAACAGCAAGCATTCCTGTAAAAAGATTGTTTGGCAATGTAGTAACTATATTAAAAATGGAAAAGATGCCTGCTCAGGAACAAAGATAGATGATGAGGTTGTCAGCAGGCTTAATATAAAAGAACCAATAATTGTAAAGGAGGTCATAAAAAATGGCAAGAAGCATTACAGTTATACCAGCAAGAGCAAGCAGGCAGAGCACAGCAGAGAGACTAGAGCCACAGAAAAAGAAAATGGCAGCCTACTGCAGGGTGTCAACAGACCAATTAGAACAGTTATCAAGCTATGAAGCACAGGTAGCTTATTATACAGCTTATATTACAAATCATCCAGATTATGAACTTGCAGCAATTTATGCCGATGAAGGAATTTCAGGCACCAATACGAAAAAGCGTGAGCAGTTTAATAAAATGATTGAGGATTGTAAAGCAGGAAGAATTGATATGATTATAACCAAGTCCATATCAAGATTTGCAAGAAACACCCTTGATACTTTAAATTATGTAAGACAGCTTAAAGAACTAGGCGTTGGAGTAATATTTGAAAAGGAAAATATCAATACTTTAGATTCAAAAGGAGAAGTACTACTTACAATTCTTAGTTCCCTTGCACAAGATGAGTCTAGAAGTATAAGTGAAAATTCAACTTGGGGAATTAGAAGAAGATTTGAACAGGGAAAGCTTCATATCAATCATAAAAAGTTTCTAGGCTATGATAAGGACGAAGAAGGAAATCTGATGATCAATGAAAAGCAGGCCAAAATAGTAAGAAGAATTTACAAAGATTTTCTTAATGGTAAAGGTCCAAATAGAATAGCAAGAGAACTGGAAGAAGAAGGAGTTCCTAATTGGAATGGTAAAGCCAAATGGTATGAAAGCAGCATAAGGAAAATGCTCAGTAATGAAAAATATAAAGGGGATGCACTCCTTCAAAAGACTTATACAGTTGATTTTCTTACAAAGAAGAGAGTAGAAAATAACGGAGAGGTTCCGCAGTATTATGTTGAAGAAAGCCATCCTGCAATAATTGATAAAGATATGTGGGAAGCAGTACAGCTTGAACTAGAGAGAAGAAAAGCCTTTGCTGAAAAGTATGGAATAAAAAAGCTAGATTATGCAACGATAAAAAATCCATTTGCAGGAAGAATTATTTGTGGACACTGTGGGAGTGTTTTTGGAAGAAAGGTTTGGAATTCTAATGATGAGAGATTTAGAAGGATTGTATGGAGATGCAATAATAAATATAAGGTGAAGGGAAAAAAGGGCTGCGATAATAAGCATATAGATGATAAAGTTTTATATCAAGCCTTTATAAATACATTTAATGCAATGATTGAAAATAAGGATTACTTTATGGATAAGTGGAAGGAAGGACTTAAGAGTGAAAATACTTTAATAAGATATAAGTCAAAGCAGTTTATAGAAATTCTAAAAAATGCAAAGCCAATAGAAAAATTTGACATGGATTTATTCTTTAGTATTGCCCAGAAGCTGACGGTGTTTGAAGGAGATAAGATTATAGTAAGTTTGCTAGATGGAACGGAGATTGAGGTTGTAATTGAATAAAGAAGTTAAGATAAGCCAGTTGGAGTGATGTAAGTTCACTTCGACTGGCTTTTTTGTGTTGTAAAAGGATAAATCACAAATATATGATTCATATTCGTACAATATATAAAAAATATAAGAAGTATAAAAACAAAATATATATCAAATAATCTTGATATATATTGACAATATATCTTTTGTAAAATATAATGGCAATATATTTAAAAAATAATTCGAATATATCGAAAATATTATAAAAGGAAGTGAAAGAGATGGCTAAAAGCAAACATGATAAATTTGTGAGGATTGCTGAAAGTCGTACAAATAAAATAATTAATTTAATAAGGTTGCTTGGTAATTGTTCTAATAAATCAAATTATGACTATTCAGATACAGAAGTTAAAAGCATATTTAATGCAATTGAAGCAGAATTAAAAATTGCAAAGAGTAGATTTCAAGGAGCAGATTCCAAAGATAATAAATTTAAATTGGGGTGATAAATATGGGGATAGGTTGGAACTTTCCATCTAATAATTTTTCTCAGTTAAATGGTATAAGTGAGGCAGGGATTGAAACCTTTAGGGGGACACCATATAGTTCTTTAGCTCGTGAAATTTGTCAAAATTCTCTAGATGCAATACTAGATAAAGATAAACCTGTTACTGTAGAATTCAAAAAAATATATATAGATAAATATGAAATACCAGGATATGAAGAATTGAAAGATGCTCTAGATAGGTGTCTTGATTTTTGGAGTGCATGCAACAACAAAAAGGCCATAGATTTTTTTCAGAATAGTTGTAATGTAATTAATAAAGAAAAAATAAGTGTATTGAGAATTAGCGATTTTAATACAGTAGGGTTAATAGGCTCTGATAAAGAATATGAGATAACACCTTGGCAGAGTTTAGTTAAATCTTCAGGTGTATCTGACAAAATGGGTTCAGCAGGTGGAAGTTTTGGAATAGGGAAATCTGCTCCTTTTGTATGTTCAGATATTAGAACTTTATTTTATAGTACATATGATATAAACGGCTTAACTGCTACACAAGGTGTTTCTAGATTAGTATCATTTAGAGATAAAAATAATCAAATTACACAAGGTATAGGATACTATGGAAATAAAGAACGGAACACCCCATTAAGAACTGAATTAGGTATGGATGAAACTTTTGATAGAGATGACAGAACAGGTACAGATATATATATAATTGGATTTATGGAAGATAATAATTGGAAAGAAGAGATGGTAGCATCTGTTCTTGAAGGTTTTTTATTATCGACTTATAACAATAAACTAATAGTAAAAATAGAAGATGTGATAATTTCTAAAGAAAATTTACCTTTGCTAATTGAACAATATCAAAGTACCGTTAAATATGCATATAACTATTATCAAGTACTAACTTCCGATGAAACTATTACTATTAAGGAAGATTTTGCAGGACTTGGAGAAATAGAATTGAAAATATTATTATCTCAAAATCTACATAGAAAAGTATTAATTGCAAGAAGTACTGGAATGAAGATATTTGATAAACAAAATATTTCAAGTACTATTCAGTTTGCAGCTATATTAACTTTAAATGGTGAAGAAGTGAATAAATTTTTTAGAGATATGGAATCACCACAACATGATGCTTGGGAACCAGATAGACACAAAGATAAAAAAATTGCAAAAAAGCGAAGAACAGAGTTATTTAGATTTATCAAAGAACAAATACTAAATATTGGAAGAAGTAATTCTATAGATGAATTAGATGCAGAAGGTGTAGGTGAATTTTTACCAGATAATATTCAAACATCAGAAAATGAACGAGATAGAGATATTGAAGAAACAATTTCAGATAAGACAAAACAAATTGATATTAAGGTAGTTGATAAGGTATCTATAACAAAAGGGACTACTAAAATTTATGATATATTGGCGAATGAAGAAATAGCTACTACTGGTGAGTTTTCGGATGATGATTCAGATGGTGAGGGAAGGAAACCGACTGGAAAGCCAAATTCTACAAGTGGAGGAATTGGGACTCCCGCTCCGGCAAAAGGTAAAGAAGATGGAAATTTTCCTATAAAAAAATATGTTGAGGTAGGGTTAGCATCGACAAGATTGTTATTAACTGATAAGGCTTCTAATAAATATAAACTCATTATGTTGCCAGAAAAAAATGCTGCAAATGGATTTGTTAAAATTAATTTATCAGGAGAACAGAGCAATGTTGAAGCTGATATATTATCCGCCTATAATGAAAGTGATTCTGTAACTTTGAAATGCTCAAAAGGAAAAATATTTATTGATAAAATTGTAGAGAAGAAGAAAATAATCTTATCCTTTATTTTAGATTACTCAGACAATTGCTCTATGGAGGTGGGACTATATGGATATCAGATATAAACTCTTCCCATATCCTATGCTTAGTCCTTTTACTGATGACTATGAAGATTCAGGATTTATTTCAGAAGTTAGAGTTGTTAGAGATATCAATGAACTTGTGTTTTACTTAGATGTATTATTAGATAATGATGAGTTAAACAATATGATAGAACAAGATAAAGCTGAGTTTGTTTTTCATATTGAATGTTCTCAAACATCATATCGGACAATATTAAAGACATCACAAACTGAAAATATTAAGAGAATTCCTGAAAGTAAGCTTAATGGACGAGTAAGCGTATGCTCTTTTATTGTTGCTAAGCAAACAATACCTAATTTCATAAATAGCTGTTTTAATAAGGATTATGAAGGTTTATCTTTTCATATTGAACGTGGAGGTATTTTAGCAATTGCAAATCAGTTTAATATTGACATTATGAAAGAAACAGAAGATCTGTCTAAAATACCTTCAATATTTTCTATTCTTAGACGTGATTCAGATGATGATTTAGGAATGCAAATAGAAATTGAAGGCGATAAAATAAAATTATGGCTCAATAACGAGGCATTTAATAATTATAAAAATGTATCAAATCTTCCAGTATTTCAACCATTATTACATTCAGCGCTCATATTACCAGCTTTAGTATATGTTTTTGAAGTACTGAAGACTTCAGGAACAGATGAATATGAGACATATCGTTGGTATAGGGCGATAGAACAGATTTTAAAGAAGTCTGAAATAGAGCTAAATAAAGAGGTTTTAGAAAATATACCTTCATATGAATTGGCACAAAAACTTCTTTCATTTCCTATTAATAGAGGATTAAAATCCATTATGAATTTTGGATTGGAGGATGAGGAAGAGTGAAATTATATTTTTTAAAGGAAGAGGCCTTAGAAACTTTGAAAGGAAATATAAAAACAAACTTAAAGAATTATACTGATAGATCAAATGAATGGATAATTGATTTTTTTAATGGACAAGATCCTTTTGTTGAGTATAAAAAAGAAGTTAATGAGTTTGTTCTAGATATGTCTTATGAAAAACCAGAAGAGAGTGATATAGAGAATATAAAAATAATATATTCTGCTATGTCTATGCTTACAGAAACAGATGCAACTGATGAACGGTTATGGGCAGGATTGTGTCATGGAATGTTTTGGGAATATTTAAGGTATCGTTGGAGTGTAGATAAGAAGAAACCAACTGAAAATGACATAAAAAATAGGTTCTTTTTTTCTCAAAGTAGAAAAAGGTCTTTGATAACAAACACTTTATCGAAATTATGGTGGATTGGAAAGCTAACATATGATAAAAATAGAAGCAATCCATTTGAATTAACTGAGTATTTGAAGAATGACTTTGCAACAAAAACCAGAATATTATTTTCTAGCAATTATTCAAATAATCCTGTTATTGTTAGGGCACTAATATCTTCGTTGTTAGAATTTCAAAAAAAAGGTATAAATATAAATAGAGAGGTTTTTGTTGAAACTACCAAATATTTAAATGTATTAGGTGGTACATATATTTTAGATTATTTTGAAGAAAAAGAACTAGCCGAGAAAATAATGAAAAGAGTTGATGTTTTATTGGGTACACAAAATAAGATATCTGTTTGATGGACACTGAAATTATTATGACGTGGTTATACCAAAATATATTTAAATCTTACTTAATTAATGATTGTTTAATTTTATTACTTGATTATGATTTTTATTATAGCTAAAATATTTTCAAATAATACCTTGACAAATAGCCATTTCAGAGTGATTACTGAACTACTATTTGTCAAGGAGTGATGTGAAATGTTACAAGAACATAAAGACCAAGTCAAATGGCTGCGTAATAAAGGTTGGGGATATAAAAGAATAGCTAACTTTTTAGACTTAAAAAGAGATGAAGTTAGAAATTATTGCAGGAAAAGTGGCTTGACAGGCTATGCAGCAGATATCGAATCAAATTCAGAAAAAGTAGCGGACGAACTCATAGTCTATAAATTATGCTTGTATTGTGGCTCAAAATTAAAGCAAGAGGGACGAGGACGAAAAAGAAAATACTGTAATCCTGATTGTAAAAGAGAATGGCAAAAGAAGAATCGAAAACAGCATATCTTTAAGTGTGAATACTGTGGTAGATATTACAAAACTACAAGAGCAACTGGTAGTAAGTACTGTAGTAATGAGTGTTATGTTAGAGATAGGTTTTATCGTAAAGAAGATGCAAAAGAAGTTGTTGATAAGATTTTGGCTAACAAGAAAGTAGAATATCTACCCAAGTGGTTGAAAGAATTATTGTTTTCAGAAGAATGATGCATGGGGGTAAAATATTTTTAAAGCGTATGAAAGTATGATTTTGAACTAGTATGCGATTAAATTTTCGGAAATGCTAGATAGTTTCTACTATATTAATGATTTTAAAAAAAGTTATATTTTCATCTTTGAATCTAAAAATATAAATTACCTAGGGGGTAAACCCATTATTTCCGAGAAAATTTATCATCATTCTATCAAAACACATGTGGAGTCAGTAGTATTGATTAAAAGAAAACACAGCTAGGGAATGTTGAAATTACAATGAGAACAGAGGTTTTACAAAAAATGTATATATTCCCATGTACGAGGAAAGGAAACGGAAAGCCAACAGTTTAAAAGAACAAACTCTAAATAGCCCTCATCTTAAATTAAAGGTGGGGGTTTTAAGCTTTATGAAAAATTGACATGGATTTATTATTTAGTATTATCGAGAAGATTGTAGTGTTAGATGGATAAAGTTTATTGTAAGTTAGCTAGATAGAAAGTAGATTGAGGTTGAAATAGATTAGATATTATGAAAAATGAGTACAAACATAAACTTTAAGAATATAAATTCAGATAAGTTTTTAAAAAATTTTTCAATGGAAAAATGATTAAGATTTGATATAAAAAAAGGAAATTTGAATCGATTGTCGTATTATTAAATTATAAGGGTCTATTATAAAAATCTATGATAGTAGATGGTGAGAATTAGTAAAAAATTTTATTTTACTTTATTAATTTATGTATTCTACTAATTAGATAAATTTGTATAAATAAAAAAACTCATTATTTAGACTTTATGCTTAAATTATTTAACAATGGAGGTAAGAAAATGACAAGCGTAGAACAAAGAGCTAAATTACAAGCACAAATATGGAAAATAGCCAATGATGTTCGTGGATCTGTAGATGGCTGGGACTTTAAACAATACGTATTAGGAACACTTTTTTATCGTTTTATTAGTGAAAACTTTGCTAATTACATGGAAGGTGGCGATGAAAGCATCAATTATGCGGAACTTCCAGATGATGTAATAACCGAAGAGATTAAAGATGATGCAATTAAAACAAAGGGTTATTTTATATATCCAAGCCAATTATTTTGTAACATTGCAAAAACTGCTAACACTAATGAAAGTTTAAATACAGATTTAGCAGAGATTTTTTCTTCTATAGAAAACTCAGCTAATGGTTACCCTTCTGAAAAGGCTATTAAAGGTTTATTTGCTGATTTTGATACTACAAGTAATAGATTAGGGAACACAGTAAAGGATAAAAATAGACGTTTAGCAGCTGTTATCAAAGGAATTGAAGGACTTGATTTTGGTGATTTTCATAATAGTGATATTGACCTTTTTGGTGATGCTTATGAGTTTTTGATCTCTAACTATGCAGCTAATGCAGGGAAATCTGGAGGAGAGTTTTTTACTCCACAATGTGTATCAAAACTACTTGCAAAAATAGTAATACTTGGGCAAACTAGTATAAATAAAATTTATGACCCTGCTTGTGGCTCAGGATCTCTATTATTACAAGCAAAGAAACAATTTGATGAACACCTTATAGAAGAAGGTTTTTTTGGACAAGAAATCAACCATACAACATATAACCTTGCTCGAATGAATATGTTTTTACATAATATAAACTACGATAAATTTAATATAGTTTTAGGAGATACCCTATTAAACCCTCAATTAAAGGATAAAAAACCCTTTGATGCAATAGTATCTAATCCACCCTATTCAATAAAATGGATTGGAAAAGATGATCCAACTCTTATTAATGATGAAAGATTTGCACCGGCAGGAGTATTAGCCCCAAAATCTAAAGCAGATTTTGCCTTTGTTCTCCATTCTCTCCATTACCTTTCTAGCAAAGGTCGTGCTGCTATAGTCACTTTCCCGGGTATTTTCTACCGTGGGGGTGCAGAAAAGAAAATAAGAAAATATCTTATAGATAATAACTTTATTGAAACGATTATTGCTTTACCGGCTAACCTTTTTTACGGTACATCAATAGCTGTTAATATTT